TGTAAAAATGGTGAAAATCGAGTTCGGTATCAGCTCCGCAAATGTGGCACTCTGTACCCTTTTCATATTTTGATTTAGCGCGATCTCGTATATATTTTACAGGATCTCTTTTTAGCTTCTTCATTTTGAATTATAGCCCTTGTAAGATAAATTGTCAAACACTATTTTTTGTAGGTCTCGTTAAAACCCACTCTGAGTTGTCTCAAATGAGTATAGTGCGTATCGTAAAGCATCTGCCATATGCGATGCTCGATTATGTTTTGGCTTTTCTCTAGCTAAGTTTGGATTTGGGTCCCATTGGTATTGGTCTAGACAAGATAGTACTTCACCGCATCGCTGATCGACCATAAGGTTATCATTGTCAACAACTCCCGCAACTTGTGCAATTCCATCTAATACTGATTTTTTAGCATTTATAGTAGAGATATCGTAATTTTGTGCGAAGTCAAATCGAGTTTGCTGTGCTGCGGAATCTATGTAAATATAGTCGATGTTCCATTTGTCAGAGAGTTCTCGAATTACAGCGGCATGCTGCTCTGTAGTCTTTTCAGCATCTAGGTACTCATCTAAAACGTGGTACACTTTTTCATCCCAATCATAAGCTATAACGCAAAATGCAGTTGGGTCACGATAACCCACGTCGAGGCCAGCAAATACATCCATACGACTAGTGTCAAGCTCTTCATTATTAGCAATACACTTTTCGTGACTGAAGTTCCATATTTGCCCTTCATAAGTGTTAAAGTCTGCTTCATACTCTTGTCGAAACTCTGCCTCGGACATAGATTTTTTAGCTTCTTGTATATCTGTCTCAGACATGCGCGGATTATCTTTATAAGTAGCTCGTATCGAGCACCATTCTGGAAACTCATCATTAAATCCTCTGTCAAAAAACTCCGCAAACCAGTTGTTCCTGCCTCTAGGAGTTGAGATAAAGATAGCTTTGGAGTTATCTTTATCCAAAGTAGGACGTAAAGCTACGTTGAACGCATCACGTCCGTCTGCCAACGCCGCCTCGTCAAAGATAATTAAATCGTAACTACGTCCTACACAAGAGTCAACTTGGTTTACAGAGCCCATTCGAACTGTTGAGCCATTGCTCAATTCTATGACTTTGTCTTTTGCATTGTCCTTTGTTACTTCTAAGTCAAAGTGTTTAATAAGATTTCTTTGTAAGTCAAAAGAAATCTGAGACAGCGAGTAATTGGGGGACATTATTAAAATGTTAGATCCGGGGACTAAAGATACTAGTTGCCCGATAATATTTGCGATGTATGTTTTACCTTGTCTTCGCGATACTGCTGCACAAACAAAGCGATATTTTGGATTATTTATCGCATTTATAATTGCTACCTGAGAGGGTAATGGTGTAATGCCTAGTAAATCCAGGTAGGGACTTACGGCTAATTTAAGAAAGCGTGTCTCAGATTGTAAGTTTAAAAAATCGTCTGATATAATATCAGCTCTACTAATTTGTACTGTCATAATCTTTACTCAGATTGTTGGTCTTCTAAAACTTCTTCATTCTTTTCTAACCAATCGTCAGCATCAGTATCTACATCTTCTTGTGTTGCTTCTCGATAATAGATAATTATTTCTTTTTGCTGTCCAATGTAGCGTTTTAATTCTTGAAGATTAAATGCCATATTCTCATAGTCTTGTGGTGTAATACCAAAAAGCACATACGTACCGCTTTGCATTTTTTCAAGTTTTGCAACTTGCTCTTCAAAGTTCTTTTCTGTCAATACAAAAAACTCTACATCTCGTAAGTCAATTGCTTTAGGTAGCGGAGGTTGATAAATTTCTAGTGTCTTGTACTCCGTCACTGTTTTAATAATAGGCTCTGGTGCCGGTAAAGGCTGTGGCTGTAACATTGAGCAGCCTCCCAAAGTAAGTAAAAGTACGCTACTGAGAATCCGCATTTTGTACCTCCTTACTAGCTGTTTCTATAGATCGAAAAACTTCTTTTGTACCTTTATTAATTCTTGGCTCAATCAATCCTGGCTTTGCTCTTGCTAGACGAGTCATGTCATGTCGTTTAAAAATAGATAAGTACCCATCCATTTCTGCTTGCATTGCGTTATTCTTCTCTGATAATGCGCCTACTGCTTGCAGCTGTACCTGTAAATTCTTCTCTGATCGTTCTCGTGCACTTTTTTCTTTTTCAAATGCAGTCTCTAATCGAACGGCATTTTCTTTAAGAGTAACTGCGTTTGTTTCTAGCCTTGCAATAACTGTATCTTTTTGACTAACAACTGTAGTATGGTACGCGTACCCGGCTCCCGCAAGAAGTATTACAATTGGAAGCATTTTTATCATTCCTAGCATTACTTTACCTTTTTAATTTGATAGTTGAACGCTTCTTGAGTTTTCATCTCAAAGGGCTCACCTGAAGTTAGTTTGCCTTTTAAGTGTTTAGGTTCACACTTTTCAAGCCATTTAAAATTGTAAAAAGTTTTTTTCTGAGGGTCTATCCAGATAGTGACTTCCCACTCGTTTAAGAAGAAACTAGCAATCCAACGTACCGGCCAAGAGACAATTCTCAATAAAATTCTCCCAGCGCTTTTCAATCTCTTCTCGCTCTTTATAGCTAACATAGAGGGCTTCCTTTTGGCTGTCCGGAGACTGATGATAGTCTAACCACTCTTCCGGAGTCATAAATTTCTTTTTTGGATAAGATATTCCAAGTTCAAGACTGTAGTATTCTTGCCCTGTCACCAAATCTTCATGTATTTCAAGATTTGGTGACATTGCAACGCATCCGCTTAAAAATAATATGGGTACTACTTTTTGCCAGACCATGCCTGAGCTCCAAAGAAAGCAGCTACAATACCAGCTACAGATACAAAGTACACAGAGGCCATAGAACCAAGAATTTCTGCTGCTTGATGTAACCCTAGCATTTCTGTCATCATAACAGTAGCTGGATAAAGAAGCATTCCACCTAAAGCAAACCATGTCATTTTTCGTTGAGCATCTCGCATTGCGTCTTGATCTTCTAGCTCTTTACGCTTAAACTCAAGATACATTGCTTTTTCATCATCGTCAACTTTTCGGTCGCCGTTTACATCTGCAGGATGATACCCTGCTTTCTCTAAGTCTTCCCCCATTACTTTTTCCATCTAGCCGTAGCAAGTTTTAGTGCTACGTCTTGAGGAAGGTAAAACCAGTAATACTTCTTATGCCCTAGTTTTTCCATTTCCTCCCAAGTAACAAACTTTTTAGTCCAGTTATCCGCCCACATTTTTCCAAAACGAAGAACTGCGTGTCCTCCCCCGTTTTTTGTAATAACTCTACGGATTTGTGCTTTGCCAGTACATAGATACCACCAAAATTTCCACATAGATTTACCACTAATAAGATAAAGTAATGTAAGCGCATAGTCTTCACAATCTCCCACGTAAGGGTGATCTTTCATTATCTGCCAATGCTCACGTTTTGCGTACTGGTCAATATCATACTTGTACGCCCAGCTTGAGTTTAGTTCTTCTAGTTGACGTTCAAACACTACCATTTTACCTTATCGGCCCAATAAGCTGCGCTCATTTTACCCTTTGCGATATTCTTCGCATGACGTGCTTTAAAGCTCTTACGCTTTGCTTTCATTGCGGCACTTTCTCCTGCTTTAGGTTTTCCTGCAGTCTTTGCACCTTTTTGCCCAAACCGAATCGTTTTGATTTTGTCACCTACCTTAGCTACGACGATATGGGACTTCTTTGCGTGCCCAGGAGTTCTACGAGGCTTATTGAAGCCCTTTACCCTTGCACGCGCTAAACGAGGATCTCGTTTTTTACCTTTTCGTTTTGCGGCCACGTCTCATTCTCCCTTTACGCTTGGCGAATGTTTTCACCATAGTAGGCTTTCCACCGGGATTGCCTGCAGCTCTTTTACGTCTTATAGCAGACCTTTTCTGAGCTTTAGTCATACGAGCCGCTTTAGATGCAGGAACGCATTTTGGGTACTTTCCTTTTTTAGACTTTTTACGTCCACAGGGCATATACCCCCCGCCCTTTTTCGGACGGGAAATATCTACCCATTTTTCTTTAAACCATTTGGTTAAACCACTTTTAGGTTTAGCCATTACATTTGCATTTTATGGCCCCACTTCTTCCAGGCCCAATGCGTCACCGCACCTACAACAAATCCAATTAAAAACTCCATTTTACTTTCCCATGCGGTATTTACCGCCTTTGGCTTTATATGTTTTTACTAGCCAGCCATTTGCATAAGCAGAAGGGTATACAGCAAATTTGCGCTTTGCTTGTGCTTTTACCCGTGCGTACAATTTTTTATTTGTAGGCACGGGGCGCTTTTTTGCAGTTTTCTTACTTCTTCTTCTTACCGCCACGCTTCTTCTTCATGATTGCTTTACGCAATGCTGGGGGCAGTTTCTTCTGAGCTGCAGTCAACCCGCCCATAGACTTTTTCTTCTTACCGCCCTTCTTTGCTGGACGTCCACGTTTCTTACCGTAAGTACCTTTACCTGCTGGCATTAGCCTTCCTCTGCGATAGCCTCTTCCAAGGTATCGTATTCCCGAACTTCGGGTACTGGGAGAGGAGCTTCTTCTTCCTCCTGCTTTGCTACCATTTCAAAGATTTCAGAAAAATCTTCTGACGCATGAAGAACCGCTCCGTTTTCACTAAGAATCCACTTACCGTGTTTCTTAAAAATGTGTACTTTTTCCATAATTATTTCCTATGAGAAGGCTAACATTAGTAGCCCTATTGCCAGCCCTATATTAAATCCTATAGAGCATGCAAAAACAAAATCCTTAAAAAATCTACTCCTTTTTGGTTGAAATTCGTATTCAATTGGTTGTCTCACCCATTAGCCCATGAGTAATGTTACAATTACTCCTGCGAGGAAAATTATAAGGCTACCAGCGCCTACCATAATTCTATTCTCGATTCGTTTTAGAGAGTCTTCTATATCCGTGAGCCTATTAAAAGTTGTTTTCCAGCGCTCTTCGCACTGTGCCTCGTGTTGAGCCATTTCAACTTCAATTTCTCTTACTCTATCATTCAGGTCCATTTAACAGCTTCTCCATAAGTTTACCATAATTACCTTGTCCAAATGGAAGAGCTGCATCGTTAATCTGAACATTAGTTTGATTACGAATACTGGTCGTCTCGGCTTTTAGTAACTCAGCTTGCGCTTTGATTTCGTCCATGCGCATTTTGTGTGCCATCTGTAGTAAGTCCGCTAAATCTTTAGAAGAATAAACTCCTGTCTCTTGCGCTTCCTCTAGCTTGCTAGCAATCATTTCATCAAGTACAACCGCGATGTTATTTTTGTTACGATACCCCATATCTAAGTATACCGTATCAATGTACTTTTTAACTTCGCGCTTGTTAAGTAGTTCAACCACTTGATTTTCGGGTACGCCCATATATTCACATACAGCACGTATATTTCCATATTGCAAATAGCAATTCGCAATTTCAAGACCTTCCGGTGATATTGTAGTAACTTCTTTACCCATGTTGCAATTCTACTCCATACCAGTTGCAAAGTCAAGAATTATTTTTGGTACCTTAGTCCGCCAAGGGGTTGTCTAAGGCTTTTTGTAGTTTGTTTTCAAGATCTGTTTCGAGTTTTTCCATATCGGATTCAATACGAGTTTCTAGGTCTCGCATCGTATCTCGCACATCTTTTTCAGTTTCTCGAGTAAGATCTGACACAGCTCGAAGTCTGTCATCTACATCACTTTGGAGATCTTTTACACGAGAAGCTGCAGAGTCCGATACTCGTTCAATACGAGTAATATCATCTTTGAGAGAATTTTTAATGTCTCGAGTATATTCTATGGCTTCATCAAGCTTTGTTTCAATTACAGCGTTTCTACTTTCTATTACACCCACATCAATATTTTGTACGACCTCTCGCATATTCATGTAGTCTGCATAAAATTCAAAACCTGCCCAGAGAGCGCCTCCTAAAGTCGAAAGGGCAGTAAAGACTATTGCAGCCTTTCCGCCCTTAAAATTCATTCCTGCAAATTCAAATTCTGCCATTTATTTGTCATTTTCAAACTGAAGCGCACGTAAGTTCGCCACCTCCTGTTTGAGCCGTTGCACTTCAAGACGTTCTCGTTCTAGTGCAAGTTGGTATAATGTATTACAATTTATTCTCTCTTTTGGTTTATTAAGTGGTATTGTTATACGAGCGTATACTCCAGTAGAAGTACCTCCCGTGTTATAGCTTTGTGTAATGTACTCTGGCTCGTCAATAAGTCCAAGTACTCCAAACTCTAAGTTTGTAGATGATCCAATCGCATTCGAGCAATCCATATCTCCATGACGGAATCTATCGGACTGATAGCTCTGTGCAGACTGTGGCATTTGCAGATTCACTGATTGCCCTAAAGCAACGCTCGGAATGAGCAATAAAATGTATAAGAGTCTCATATGAGGCCTCACTTAATCTTTGAACAAACTTTCGATGATATGATGCTTCTCTGCGCGCTACCTTTTTCTAAAAGTGACTTGGTACATATGTAGGTGGCAGTTGTGTCACTCGGAAGAAATATTTCAATATCTCTGTGTTCGAAGTGCTTTAACTTAAATGTTTTCTCATCAGTTATAAATGGGACATCATTCCAGTTTTCGTCCGTAACTTCGATCTTATAATATTCTACATCTCCGCGAGCATTCCACATTTTTAAATTAGTTTGAAGTACATCTTCTAGGTACGACGCACGTAACTTAGGATATGTGGGTGTAAGCTCGTGGGCACTTGCGTACCCACTTGCAAACAACAGGAGTAAAACTAAGTATTTCATTAAAGAGGAATACACTCCGCTTCAACTACTGCAGTATATGTACCTGCAGGAAACGATTTTGCAAAGCCGTAATCCGCAAGAGATGAAATCTTAAACCATGTGCTTCCTGCAACGGTCATTTCATATTCGTGCGCATTATTATACTCTACTTTATTTGTATCGTAGTCTGCCATGTTTGTGTCTGACATTTCTGATACTTCAACGTCTCCAGTCCAATTCACTACATCGTCGAGTGTAGGGGCTGAAGAAAAATCAATCGGATGCTCGATCACAGCTTTGTAGTAGTCTGCTGCAAGTACGTCATATCGAATGATTGGCTGTACTCCACCATCAGTAGGTGTAGTGGTAAGTTGATAAGGATTCGGGTTACCATAAACTCCTGGTGTTTCACTAATGATAATACACTTTGAATCTACGTTTCCGACAATCTCTGTTTGTGCCATCGCTTCTGTTGCTAGAAGTGAAGAAGCTAAAATGATTACGGGTTTCAACATTACTTATTCTCCTGTTGACTTGACTCGTATTGGGAGTCTACCATTTGCTGATGAAGTAGTTGTTGTGCTAAATTACTTCGTCGAGCTTTACTGTTGTCTGCGATAGTTCCTCCATCGAGTACAACACTATCTAGGTACTCTTTACCTTCTAGAGTACCGTAATAACTTTTAGGAAGTACACGAGATGTAAGTGCGAGAGCCATGGCTTCGGCTACTGGATCTATCAATCCCGGATTTTGTCCATCGTCACTTAGTAGTTTTTCAAGAGCATTATCTATAAGATTCTGTCTTTGTCTACGTCGTCTATCTTCCTCTTCTTCTTCGCGATCAATTTCTGCTTGTCGAGCCAACTCATCTATAACCATTTGGTCTTCGAGCGGATCATAAAAATCTATCTCCGGTACTTCAACCTGCTCTTCGTATCCGGGGCAGTTTGGATTTGATTGTGGGTCAAAACAAGGATCATACTTATATGTATAAACCACTGAAGGATCAACAATACTTCCTGTACCTTCGACTTCTATCGAGCCAGGGCCCCAAAGTTCTCCAGATAAGTTTGGAAACGCAAACTTTCGTCTTATAGTGTTTCCCGGTAGTCCTGTCCAGTCATCCGCATTTCGAAAAATATATCCACTACCATCTGCATATTCATTCTGTACGTATACAATCATTCCGCTTTCAGAATCTTTTACTGCCGTGTACTGGTACACTAATCCGTTTACTTGTAGACCTGTATACTCGGGTAGTACATTTGTCATTACCCAATTCAACCCAAATTGTGCTGCGTTGTTGGTCGTGCCGTAAACTTCCTCAGAGTAAGAGTAGGAGGGCCAGAGTAGCAACGATGCCACTGCCAATGAGAGTCTTTTCGTCACTCGTAAATTCCCTTATTCTTTCCTTGAGCTCTTCAGGCTCTTCTTCGTCCGATACTTCCCATGCTGCTCTTGCTTGTTCCCCAATCAATCCATCTTTGGGGCAAGGTGTTCCAGCATTCATCATTGCATCGAATATTCGTTGGTCCTGACACATTACTGATACCGCTGCAACTTTCATTCCCATATCGTACAAAGTTTTCGCGTTTTTCAGCATTTCGCAGTTATCGTCCGTAATCTGCGTGCCGGTTGATACACCGAG